GGATAATAATCAAAGACAGCTTCAACACCTAAAACATCTGCATTCTCTACAACCCAGTCCATCATTTTACATGCATCGTCATAATTACCAGTACCACGGTAAGGAGCACCTCTCCAAGACAAGTCGCCTGCCCTACCAGTAGCGTGAACTGACGGGGTGCTCTTACCACGCTTATTTCTAACACCAAAGGTGCCGTTATTCCATAACCCAAAATGGGCTTCTAAAAGATCGATGAGCATTTCAAAACCGGCTCTTTTACCAGAAGCCGTCTTATCATACCCAGTATAAGGTCTATTCATATCATTTCTCCTTTTCTTATATTTTAGTTTACTAAGCATAAAATATCAAAATTCGTTAAAGACTTCAACAGGCTCAGATTGCTGATTAGGAAGCTGTGCTGATTCCTCAGCTGGCTTGAAAGGGTTAGGTGAATCATCAAACTTTGCGTTATTATCCTTCCAATCCTCAATACTTGGATAAACTAAATCATACAAATTCTTATTGCCAATAAAAGTTGAAAGAATTGTTTTAGATTGAGTTAAAGGTATCTCACCTTTATGGGGATGAGTGAAGTTAGAAGGAAACATTAAAACCCGACCCGCTACTGGCGCTACTTTCAAATTATGTAATGGAAAATATGTCTCTCCGCCAGCATCAACATCATTTAGATAAACAATCATAGTTGAAAGCCTATGCGGAACTGGCATAAAAGGCCCACCATCAATATGTTCATCATAAAACCCTTCACCTTTCTTATAGGTTTGAATTTGATAGCCAGAGTCCTGAAGAGGGTATGTAAACGCATGCAAGTTTGTATACTGCATTACATAATCATTGATAACTGATCTAGTATACGGCAACAATTCATTCTCGTAACGACCCCAGCAAAGATCGTAGTCTTCTTCAAGCAACTCTCTTTCAATTCTTGTATCCCAAGTATTCTTTGTAGTGGGCATGGTGCCACCCATAGTGATACCACGCCACAACTTACCTTCATCAACCAATCTGTCCCAATGTAAGTTTAGATCGGACAGAAATTCTTCACACAGTTCTCTAGGTATCAAGTTTTCATAGACAGCAATACCACCTGCACGACCCAAGGGAAAATACCGACGTTTCTTACCGTCTTGTGCATAAGAAGCATCAATGTTTAAGATTTCAGAATCTTCAAAATATGTCATACAGACATTATATCAGCCCGGAGTTGGCAGCGTGCCCCAAGGCGGAGTTGGTATTACAATTTCCTCAACCGGAACATCCTGCTGGGGAATATCCCTCAGCAACTGCCTGAACTGAAACCAAGCAGCTCGATCATCATCACTCAAACCATTATCTTGAAGAGCAGTCCAATCAGACCACATCAAAATAGAATCCCTCCACTTCTTAACCCAAGAAAGTTTTCTGGCTTCAGTCCAAGTGAAATTGTCAAACATCTCGTTTATCTCTTGCCAACCCATAGACTCAAAAGCAGTAGTCTCTTCAATTGTAAACCAGATGTCTGGGGGACTAAAATCATTAAATGCCATAATTACACCTTTATAATATAGTTTAGCACAATATACGGTTGAACGTTATTGTGAGCACCACCACCACCAGTATTTTGATTTGTAGCCGTAGCATTACCAACAGAAGCAGGATGCGAATGAGGCGCATTAGCAGCACCTGTAGAAGCAGGATGGCTGTGAGGCGCATTAGCAGCACCGGTCGAAGCCGGATGGCTATGCGGAGCATACTGTGCAGGAGCATAATGGCTGTGAGGAGCATTAGCAGCACCAGTCGAAGCCGGATGAGAGTGTGGGCCATTGCTAGTCACAGTTCTAGCATAATAAGCAGACTGCCACGCAGCCAAAGACCCCGGATAAACATCCCAGTTATTACCAGCACCAACACGCTTAGTGTATTTCTGAGAGTTCTGACCATTTGAATTACCGCTCTCACCGTGAGAGTGAGGGGCATTAGCAGCCCCAGTTGAAGCAGGATGCGAGTGCGGTGCGTTAACAGCGCCAACATTATGAGCATGATAAGCATTAGCAGCACCCGTAGAAGCGTTATGTGAATGAGGAGCATTCGCAGCGCCCGTTGAAGCAGGATGGGAGTGAGGAGCGTTTACAGCACCAGTAGAAGCATTATGAGAGTGAGCGTCCTGTGTGTGATTATGCGAAGGCATCTCAGCAGTATTCAACGTATGAGTAGCAGAACCACCAGTCTCAGCAAGAGCATCAAAAGCAGTATCAGCAGAATCCAAACCAACAACAACCCGTCCCTTAATATTCGGCAAATTGAAAGTCGTAGACCCGTCACCAGAACCATAAGTATCACCAACAACAGCATACAAATCGGCATAAGTCGTTCTAGAAACAGCAGAACCATCACAAATCAACCAGCCAGTTGGGGCTGAGGCCGTAGCCCAAGCAACCAGACCACCAGTAGGAACAGGGCCAGTAGGATCTAACGTATGACCACCAAGAGACATCGTTGAAGAAACAACATGGTCAACTTCAATCTGATCAAATTCTTTATTGACTACACGTTGAATCATCCGGCATCATACTCCACACCGCTAATAGTCAAAGTAACATTAGCATTAGCTTGATTTAAATAAATTGAATCACCCGGCTCCAATACAAGGACGGCATCGCTGGTAACAACATCGTCCGCAGGGATAGTGATAGAACTCAAAACTTTATTCGCATCAGCAGCAGCATCCCCAGAAGGAATAATATGAACATCAACAGTTTGTGCTGCTCCAGTAACATTACAAGCGTTAATGCTACGAATAATAGCATAAGAACCCACATTGCTTGTTAAGGTATAAACATTAGCACCACCAGTAGCAGCTCCAATATAAAGTCTTTTAGGAATCAAATTAGCCATCTCTCAACCTCCTATTCCAGTCCATATAAGTATAGCATTATCAAAAGTATTTGTATTCATCGACTGAACAGTAACAGCATCTAAAACATGATCAACAAAGTCACCAGAAGAGTGACTTTGAGCTGATGTGCCATCATATCCACGCTGGATAACAGTTACCGTATCACCAGAACGTGACGAACACAGAATTTTCTCTTCATTAACTAATCCTCTGTTTATAACAATAACAAAAGGATTTGTATCACCCAAAGGGTATGTGGAGCCGGAAATCAAAGAAATAGATGTATCAGTGTTAGACACATTAGCAGACAATGTAGTTTCTTCTACGCTGCCTAAAAATTCTCTACGTTCCATAAACTCCCCAATTAGTCAATGCTGATATCTAGATCACCAGATGCAATTCTAAGAATATCACCAGCATCAACTGTTTTGTTTGCACTCAATGTGCCATGAACAAGCAAATTACCGGCGCTTGCAGCATCAAAAACACCAACAGCGACAACCGTGCATGCTGGCATCCCAGTAAAGTCAATATTTGAAGTATTTGCGGTAGCACCACCAGAAGCAGCATCAAAAGCAGCCGTCTGGCGAGCATACGACCCACCAGTAACTTCAGTACCACCACCAGAATCCGAAGGCGCAGCGGTATACAAAGCAACATAAACAGCACTTGGTGCAGTGTATGCTGACGTTGCTAAAAAGTGATCAAGAAGTGCATCCTCCAAATAATCGCTAAGATTTCCTGCCATTAGTTATTCTCCTTATAATAATCTTCCAACTCTAACTGAGTTGGGATTCTAAAGTTATCTAGAGTCAACAAATGATCAGCCTCAGCTGCATCCAACTCATAGATTCTTCTATCTCTTGTAAACCGAACACCGCTCTTAGTTGAATAAGCAGAACCGCTATCGAAATACACAAACTTCTTACCGGTAGACGCTTTAGCAACAGTCTTCTCAGGCACCGGAGACTTCTCTGCCTTTGGAGCAGTAGGCCCCTTAGCAACAGTCTTTTTAGCCGTCTTCTTTGCTGCCGTCTTCTTTGCAACAGGCTTATTTGACTCAGGCAAATCAGACGACTTAACTACATTCTCACTCATAGTAACAATTCTATCATAAGTATCATTATAAAACAGAAAAGGTGGGGGATTTCTCCCCCACCAATTCCGCTAGGTTTGTAACTACAACAATCCTAAGATCAGCTGCTGCGCAGCTTAACATTCTTAGCGATGACATAGCTGTCAGCGTTTTCAATGTTAGCAGCGACACGCATGTACTGGGTGTACTCAATCGTATCAGTCTTCGGCTGGAACTGACGGTACACCGTGATGTCACGATGCAAACCAACCACACGGTTGTTCGGGAACGTAAGCTCCACATAACCATGCGATCCAGCAGCGCCGGAGTAGTCGCCCGACTCAGCCTCAGGCATGAGCGGAACTTCGACAAGTCCGATACCATACGGTGCAAGACCAGTTGCACCAGCACCACCATTTGCACGCATTGCACCGTTCAAGAAGGCGAGGTCGCCAGTCGTTGAGCCGGGGCTTGGTGCGCCAGCAGTTGCCTCAGTAGCCGAGTTCGGGTTCTGAAGCGAGTAAATTGCGTCCTGCACAACACCCGGGCCAGTGAAGAACTTAAGTTCGTTACGACGCTGGAGATACTTCGACGGAAGGTTACGAAGAACACGGTCGAAAACCGAACGTGAAACATTGTCACCAGCCTCATCGACCGTAGTACCCGAAGCGAGAGCAAGCTTAACAAAACCATCAAGAGCCTTGAGAAGCGTGTTGCTTGACGAGGTGTTGCCGTTGATGAGAAGGTCATCAAGATCATTAGCGGTCTGGCGAGCCATAACCTGAGCAAGATGATCCTCAAGCGAGGCACCCTCAATGTTGTCCTCAAGGGACTCAGTTGAAATCTCCCAATCAAGACGAAGCTTGACGCTGGAGAGAGAAACCTTCGAGAAGGTCACGGCTGCGTTGCTACCATCATCGGTAGCCTCAGTAGCCTTGCGCATGATGCGCGTACCAACCGACAGTTTGTCGATATCCATGCTTGAAGCACGCATACGGACAACACGGCTGTTTTGCATAAGAACAGACTGATCGACCACAAAATCGAGGAAACGATTCGACTGCTCAGCGTTGAGAAGACCGCCAGAAGCGCCACCCACAACAGAGGTAGTGACTTCGTTAGCCTTTGCTAAAATTTCTTCTTGAGTTGCCATTTTTTATATCCTCCTAATCACGACTCATAGCCCAGAGCCTTGACTAGCTCTTGTGGCAAATACATGTTATTCCAGAAGGAAGGAGCTGACTTGCGGATTGTATCCTCGTCACCCTCATCCTCATCGCCGTCTGGATCGACGCTCTTCTTGACCGCACCGGCAGCAGCGAAAGCCTCCACCTTTTCAGTCTGCTCAGCAAGTGAAGCTTCGGCTGAAGCAAGCTTCTGCTCTAACTCTTCACGCTGTACATCTGCACTCTTGGTAACTTCTTCGATCTTAGCGTCCATTGAAGCCTCAACCTCTTCCTTAAACGAAGCGGCGAAGTCAGTGAACTTCTGATCAATGACCGAACCAAGAGCATCTTTCAAGATATCAATATCCATTTGATCCTCCATTTGATCTGTATCCGCTTCAACCTCAGATTCAGTTGAAGCTTCTTCAATTTCGACAGACTTTTCAACGACTGTCTCTTCTTCAACTGTTAACCAGTTGACGAAGCGCTTTAACAAAGAAAGTTTCTCTTCGGCAGTCGTATCCATCTCTGATACCTTAGCATAATTTTCATCATTATGCAAAGACTTCTCAACGTCTTCCAAAGTTGTACCTTCCTCATTAAGAATTTGTTCTAACATCTCTTCCATATTAGTGAACTCCTTAATAATACCATCTTCACATGTACCGCAACCGCATGAACATGTAATTTCTTTTTCTAAGTCTGTGTCGTCATCAAACTTGCGTGTGCAATTATCTAACTGACGCACTTTTGATCTTGCCCAGACCCAACCCGGAGTGCCACCCCAAAGGTTCCAAGCAATTCTACCATTAGAAGGGTAACCCTTATCACCCGGATCTGCACCTGTTGCTCTTAAGTCAACAGCATGCCTTGGGAAATAACGAGCAACCTTTCTAACGAACTCAGGAGAAACAGTACCGCCCTGTGCGAGCCTGCGAGCAGACCCCATGCCGACACTTGTTCCTCCACGACCGTGCTCTTTTCTTTGATTAAGACCAACCTGAGCCATACGTTGTACGGACTTAGGAATAGTCAAGTTAATATCATTACAATCAATTTTAAGAATATAATCAAGCTGATCTGGCGTATCAAACTTCACAATATCAATAACCGCAGCAGGATTAGCCGGGTTATCTACCAGACTCAACTCACCAAGTTCGTATTTCTTAATAAGATTAACCGGCTTACCTCTGAACATCTTTTCAGCATCAATCTGCTTATCAAGAATCTTCCCCCCGACAGAGAAAGAACGCAAAGTCCCATCAAGAACTTTTTCCCACGTATCCTGAGCACCTTTAGAAATGTAAGCCTCCACTTGCATAGCGTTGTACTCAACGCCATCAGCACCTTTCACCTTGACCGGCTTATAGTTAATGGCTTTTCCAACAGCAATAGGCGCATGCATCTCACGGATGTTGCCAGTCCAATTCTTAAACGCTTCAACAGAAGCTTCGAACTCAATAAGATCTCCAGCCTTATCGATATTGTCAGCGGTAGCAATACCGACCACAATACGCTCTTCCCGCTTAACCATATCAATGGGAAAAGTAAGGTTTAAATCTTCCATAGTATTTTAATAGTACCACAATATCTATATTAATAGAATAGTTATATCCCCATCCAAGACAAAATCTCTAAATCATTTTGAGTGTCTTGAACGGTGTCGGCAGAAAAGAACTTTACTGCACCAAGATTATCTTTATAGAACAGCTTTCCATCTCTATAGTTAATAGCCAGCTCGCCTGTAGCCAAAGAGTTTGCGGATGGCGAACTGGATGCTGTCCCAGAGTTCTTTATCTTAATAACATTCGCCACAGATATTCCCTTTAGAAGCTTCCACCATCAAACGTGATGCCATCAATTGAACCACCGGTAATTGTAACACTAGACGAATTCTGAGTTGCCATAGTGCCAAGACCTATTGTAGTTCGAACTGAAGAAGCATCAGCATCATCCAAAATCGACCTAGCAAACGATGTGAGAGTTGCCTCCGAAAGAGTCGAAGCGGATGAGAAATAAGGGAATGTTCCAGCATTGCCATCTAACCCAGAAAGTGAATTCAAAATTAGACTGTACGCTTGAACATGCGTTCCAATAGCCAACCCAAGATTGTTTCTGGCCGAAGAAGCGTTGGTTGCCCCAGTACCGCCATATGCAACCCCCACAGCAGTTCCTTGCCACACACCAGAAGAAATTGTGCCAACAGAAGTTAGGCTTGAAGCAACAACACCGGAACCCAAACTTGTTTCGTCAAGAACCTTTGTTCCATTAACCATGTACTCCTTTGTTGAAGCAATGTTTATATGCTCAGATGAAGTCCAAGCGTCTGTTGAATTAACCCAGTTAAAAGTTTTTGTTGAAGTACCCAGCAAAGATATGCCACCGCCATCAGCAGTTGTGTCTGACGTAGTGGCGGTGTTACCAAGAACTATATTTTTATCTTCAACATTTACAGTCGCAGCATCGATAGTTACAGTGTTTCCCAAAACACTAAAATCACCAGTTACAGTTAAGTTCCTACCTACCGTTAAATCTTGTGTTAAAGATACACTATCAGGCAAAGTGATTGTAATATCGCCAGTGGATGCATCAACATCAATCTTATCTGTCGTGCCAGTGATAGAAGTAACACCAGAGTTTGTTATAGTCGCAGTTGACCCTTCACCCTGAACATGACTAACCGAGATGCCGGAGCCAGCAGAAACGTCCAGCAAGTAATTCCCAGTCGTATCAGTACCAAGAGCGACAGAGTTCGGCTGAATTGTTGTAGTAATCGATGCATTAGCAAGATTAGTAATTGTCGCACTCCCAGAAATATCCCCAGTAAGAGAGATACTAAAATCATCAACATTAAGCGCAACAAGACCTGTTGCATCATCATAAGTTGCAGAAAGACCAGAATGAGTAGCTCCGGTAAGGATTGCAGCAGCAGTATCTTCAACATACTCCTGTATTCCAGTCACAGCAGTTGTTGGAATCTGAATTGACGTATTCCCAGCAGCAGTCAAGCGACCTTGAGCATCAACTGTAAACGTAGCAACAGCAGAAGCAGAACCATAAGAAGAAGCTGTCACAGCAGTGTCGTCAAGGTTGAAAGTAATAGTGTCTGTCGAAGTTGAAGAAGTTAAACCAGTGCCACCAGCAAGTGTAAAAGTATCACTCCCAACAACAACATCGGTAGTTGTAGATCCATCAGAAACAGTGAGTGTTCCACCCACTCCAGCAATGGCTGTGTCAACATAAGCAGTCGTTGCAACAGAAGTAGAGTTATCGCTTTGAGATTTAGTAGAAGCAGTTGCGGATGCGCCCAAAGACACACTACCAGAGAAAGTTTTACTACCAGAAACAGTCTGGGTGCTACTCAAGTCAACAAATGCACCTACACCACCAATAGAGATAACAGTATTAGCATCCCCATTGACATCTGTCCCCGTTCCATAATACAAAGTATTATCAACTTCATTGAATGCTAACTCTGCATTTTTAAGCGTAGACGGAGCGCCAGATAAACCTGTTGCCCTCCTTTTAATCCGAATCGTATTCGACATTAGAAATTACCTCCATTTATAAACATCCCAGTGCTTGGATGCCTGTGATCAGCCCTTGCTGCTAATAAACTAGTTCCAACAGAACCGGTGTTTGAAAGCTCAAGAGGAATATCATCTGACAACTGAGTTGCTGAATCAAAAGTTATCGTGGCCGGAGCAGCTTGCAGAACAGTTGCCTCAGCAGAAGTGAAAGAAACAGAAGTTGCCTGAGCAGGAGTAAAACTTACAGCAGTTGACTGAGTATCAGAATATTGAATAGTCGAAACCTGCGTGGAGCCTACAGAAACATCAGTTGATTCGCCTTGAGAAACAGCAAGAGTGCTACTATCACTACCAGTAACCGATAAACCCGTTGAATCAGAAGAAACCACTCTAAGAGTAGTTGACTCTGACGGCTGAATTCTTACAGTAGTAACCTGCGCTGTCATCTTGTGACCTCAGCAGTAACAGTCACTGAGCCAGACATAATAGTCAAGACCGTAGACCCGTTAGTCTCCTGAAGATCGTATACATACGAACCGGCAGCAATGCTTGAAGACTGCGAAGGCGTTAAGCTAAATCTCATTTGACCATCAGAAGCAGAAATAATTTCTGTATTAAAAGTAGCAGTCACCTCTGAGGAAGAAGCAAAAGGTCTAATTTGTCCAGAATAAGTTCTACCACTAATATTAATAGCGGCATTGCTTGAGTCAGTCAAAGTGACATCGTGAGTGTAAGTATCCCCTTGATAAATAGAAATATTTCTTTCAGCAGCCATTCACATACCTCTATTAAATTATACCAGCGATCACCCTATAGCATAAACGGCAACTTCTGAAGAAGCAGTCACAACTTCAATAGTGTTGTAATCGCCCGGAACATGAATATAGTTATGTACATGTCCAGAAGCATCAGGAATCATAACCGAATGCTTACCGTTCAACTTAACTTCAACCCAATTATTTGTATCAACATTAGCAATGTAAATAGCATAGGTATGATGAGAAATTGCCTGCTCACCGTCAGAATCAGTTAAACTAGTATTCGAATATACAATATGTCCATCAATCATTATTTCCTCCATTATCTTGATTTTCGCCTCTTTCGGCTTGATCGCCGGACTCTCTAGGATCACTAGAACCACCCGGCGAGTCTGCTCTAGCATTACGTGGAACAGCAGACTCATTATTTGTATTACCTTCAGGAGCACCCGGTCCACGCCCAGCGCCCTGTTGCATCTTTAACTTTGTCGGATACGGCAACGGCTCATCAGCGTCACCACGCTCCGGCATACCCAAATCATTACGAACTTCATTCGGTGTAATAACTTCGGTACGAAGATACCTGTCATGAATCCTAGACTGAATATCCTCATCAACCAAGTCAATACGCTCAAACTTGATAGAAACCAAATCTGTGAACTCAGCGATAAGTCTGTTAAGTTTCTTCTCAACCACAGATTGATCCGGCCCAATAACCTGAGTTTTGAACGTCTTGTCAGCATCTCTAGAAACCGCAAGGTTAGCATTATCATAAACACCTACCTTCGGGGCGGGAACCCGATTAGCAACAAGAATCTCATCCCGATTAGCCTTGCGGTACTTGTCAAAAGAAGCATCCTGAATGCCAGCCTCAAGCTTTTCAAACTTGATATCAGTATCGCCACCAAGCGACGCAGGTAAAGGAACAATCAAAGTTCCGTGATTACGTCCCTTAACCTCCTGACGGAAGTAATTGACAAGCTCCTGCTTTGAACGATTGCTGAGTTTTGCTCCCTTAACAATAATTGCATAGCGAGGAATAGCTTTGTTCTCGAAATAATCAATATTATACTCTTTAGCAAACTTGTCACCAATAATTGCAGCAGCAGCCGACACACTTGATGGAATACCATAGTAAGTGTTGTTTGGTGAATAAGTTTTAAAGTGAATTACTTCGTTAGGGTTAGGGTCCGAATTAATCGGATCGTCAGTTTCTGTGTCCTGAAAGTTTCTAAAGAACACAGCTTGAATCTTGTTGCTCTTAGCTATTTGAACAAACCCATCACGATGACGACGAACACGCATCAACGTCGAAGGTATATGGCCAATATAGCCGATTTCGCCAGAATTATTTCTACCAATCTCAAGATAACCATTACCAGTGGTTAAAACATCTAGCCAGACCCTTGTAATGGTCTCTATAAAAGTTTCTTCTTCATTAAAGTTTTCAAACTTTTGCTCAAGATCTTGACGGACATCCTGAATAGCTTTCCTAACCCGACCAAGCCTTTCAGGATTACCATTAGCCTTCTCAAGCCTTCTCTTAGACTTCAAAGTTTCTGGGAATGAGTACCCCAGACCGACTGTATTCATGACTCTTGCATTAATAGCTGCATTATGAATTGCGCTTGAATCATACAAGTCAGCAAGAGTTTCCAGATCGTAAGGAGGAGTTACAACATCATATAAAGAGTAACCGTCTAGTTCTTCAGGATCAATATACTTAGTACCAACACCTTCGACACCCTCATACTTCTTTGCAAGACGAGTAGCCTTGCGCTTCATTCTAGGTGACAGAGAAGTGTAGCGAACCTTCCTGAACGGATCATCACTATCTGTCTTCTTTATAACTTGAAAATAATTAATATCATCCAAATACTCTTCAGTATCTGAATCTTCCATATGGCTCATTTCACCTCTCATCGACCTCTCCTATTAAGTTCTTTTCTAACAGCAGCCTCAATAACATCCTCATACGGATCAGGATTTAAACCCGC